GCTGCTACTAGGTCTAACGTAGCCAAGGAATTGGTTAATGATCCTTCGCACGCTAGTTTTTGATTTACCTGCTGGTCATTGAGGTCGTAACCCCAACTACTGAGAAGTTTTTCACGTAGAACGCGGTCCACACCCAGTTGCAGGAAAACATTTAATGTTGGTTCCATAGCTATAAAACGGTCTGTTAAGGCCGTTTTAGGCACAGAGGTAATCTCGCTGCGATCTTCGACCTTTAAACAGAACAACCAGAAATCGTCCATATTAATGGGCGACCACTGTGGAATCATCTTCGATTCCCTGTAAAAGTCGACGAGTGCCCCAATCCATCGGGGATCTCGTTCAATTGCAGCTTTGGCATGAGGTAGGGCATTGGGGGAGACGGTGTAGGGAACGGTAGAGTACTTGAAGTATTCAGTAACTTTTCCGTCCTTAAATTGGCCTCCTGCTGTTTGCCCAGGTCCATGGTAACCATTAGCGTACACCGAGTCAATCTCGGGTGCATCCCCTATTAAGAGTCGGATCTCCTTACGGAGCTCGTCCAAAATCCCGTAGTAACGGGGATGAGCCTTATTAAGCTTTAATAACGCGCGATAGTTCTGCGTGTTATATAGCCGACAACGCGATTCCAACAGTGAGAATTTCTCAAATGCTGGAGTAAACGTATCGAGGCCTTTGAACGGGAACTTCTTGATTAGGGCACCTACTTGATACAATTTTGCAAAAGTCGAAACATTTGCAAGCGTGGCATCAAGCCGGCCGACGATACTACGTGCGTCGTACCGGGATAAGCGCTTTAGTATTCTCGAGACATCCCTGCTGCGAATAGCAGCCTGGAGCTCGTAATCTAAGGCGCACACTTCTAGGTCGCATATAACATCCTGGAGAATGCGAAAAACTGCATCTCGAGGTAGAGCAACTGAAATATCAAGCTGCTCCGGGACTTGAACGTCTTTACGTTTCATATAGACATCCTCACGCATTTTTCAGCGCTTCTTTTTTATGGATAACTGGAAGTCAAAATTGCCCGTAGAACAGGCAATCATGATATTAAATTTCCAGCTGGTCCACCAGTTGCGCAGATAATGCATGATCTAGCACCGCAATGAGCCGTTGGCGAAATTCCAGTGTCTGCGCTGCGGTAGCGCCTACAGGGATACTAAAGTCAAAATTTCCGATCATAGGCAACACCACATCAGTGGATGCAACCTTGCCGGGGACCGTAATATCCTGAGTAAGCTTACCCGCAGATTTAGCAGTACCGTTGTTCGCGCCATTAGCTTTAATGGGTGTTCGATAAAATCCCAACGTATCGCGATTTGAAAGCGTATGCGCAGGGCCCTTGTAGACGGAACGATCAAGAAACTCCTGATACCGAGTATAAACACGGTTAGTAGGGGTCCCATTGTTCAGAATGTCAACAGGGAGAGTGATGGTGTTGTCTAACATGGTAAATCCTCCAAAGATTAGAGTTTTCTAGCAATAAGTGCCAGATCTGTTAGTTTGGCCAAAGAAAGCTTTACGTGCAATCTTGGCAGGGCATACCGTTCGGCTAGCGGCACACGCCGTTTCGCTGTAATGAAGGTATTGATGTAGCCCGGTGTTACAGTCAACGTGTTGTTGGCGAAGCAATAGACCTGTGTGGGATCAGTATCGTTATTCTGAGAATAACCAATACAGTCCACTATGGTCGTTTGCGTAATCTCCTCCGTGACGAAGCTGCTCACTGGGGATAACGAGGGGTTGCCAATAATGGCATTAATGACATCACCGACATTTACAAACCAGTCGATGATGAAGCTCATTGGAGTTAATTCCCAAATAGCTTCTAGGGGG